GCATCGACTCGGCCTGGCGCGGCACCTACACCCCGCCGACCAAGGAAGCGCGCGCCGCAATCATGCGTGAGCGAATCGAGTCGCACCAAGCACTGGCACTGTGGGATCGCACCGCGGCGCCCATTCAACTCGGGATGTTCGCATGAACTACTTCGAAAAGCACATCGGCGACTACATCCGCGACACGGTCAGCCTAACGATGTTGGAGGATGGTGCCTACAACCGCCTGATCGACCAAATGTACCAGAGCGAGCGCGCACTGCCGCTGGACAAGAAGATGGTCTACCGTCTCGCGCGCGCCACGTCGTCAGCAGAGCGCAAGGCAGTCGATTTCGTGCTCGATACCTTCTTCAAGGCGTCCGAAGACGGCTACGAGCAGAAGCGGATCCGGGCCGAAATCGAGCGGTACCAGGAGAAGCAGCGCAAGGCAAAGGCATCTGCGGACGCACGCTGGAACAAGAGCAAACCGAATGCGAACGCATCACAAACGCATGATGCACCGGATATGCGAACGCATTCCGAAGGCAATGCTCACCAGACACCAGACACCAGACACCAGACACCAGACTTAAAACCTAGGGCCGACGACGACACTACGGACAGTGGTTACGAGCACGTGGCCGAAGCGCCGCTGCCTGAACGCCAAGACCCGCCAGCGGGCGACGACAACCCGGCAATCGCGCTGACCGTGAAGCTGCGCTCGTGGGGCGTCAATGCGACGTTCACCATGCCCGCCGTGCAGGACTGGTCGACCCGACAGGTATCGCACGACATCCTCGCGCAGGCCGTCGCCTTGGCTCGCGAGCAGAAGGGCCCGGCCGCGAAGATCGCGCCGAACTACCTGGTCCCGATCGTGGAAAAGCTGCTCGCCCAGCAGGCCATGCCGATACCGGCTGCTCAGCCAAAGCCCAAGGCTGACGACTGGGCCTGGAAGCGCAGCAACCCCGGCATCGACGCCAAGGGCCGCGAGCTCGGCATGTTCGCCCGAGGCGGCGAGAGCTACCCCGACTTCGCGGCGCGGATCCAAATCGCGATCGACAAACGCAAAGGACAGCCATGACCCACACCCACGACGACCGCGTAGCCGACCGCCCCAGCCACCTGTGCGCCGCCTATGGCTGCCCGCTGATCGGCACCAGCACCGCCAGCACGATCGGAGGCTCCGAGTGGTGGTGCTTCGCCCACTTCGGCGCCGATGTCGGCCGCTACCAGGCGATCACGTCGGAGCTGAACCGGCTGCGCTGGCTCTCCGCCGCTGCCCGCGACGTGCGCTTTCACGACAAGTCCGGGACCGAGGCATCGCGCGCTGCCTTCGCGCTGATCGAGAACGAGCTGACGCAGCACCAGCGCCCCGACCTGCTGTGGGACCGCACCGAGAAGCGCACCCGCTGGCTCGAACGCCTGGAAGCCGCGCTCAAGACCGAGCTGGCCGACGTGATGCATTCGGTGCCGAAGCAGGTGGCCGGGCAGCCTGCCGGGACGTTCAGCAGGGTCGAATTCGACATGCCCGCATAGCCAAACGAACCCCATAAGCCGGGACCATTTCGCGCGCGAGCGCTAGTTGCCACAAGACCAAAAACAGGGAGAGATACCATGCCTGACCAGATCATCGCACTACTCACCACAACCCCGATGCTGCGCATAGCGCAGATCGCCGATAAGCTCGACATCACGGTCGACGACGTTGACACGCTGCTGCGCCCGCACTTGATCGACGGCTCGGTGGTCGAACACGAGGTCACCGGGCCGAATGGCCGCCCAACGATGGCCTACGAGGTCAGCGTGCAGGGCCAGCGGCGCCACAGACCCGCCGTACAGTGGCCCGAGCCAGCCGCCAGCCGAACCCCAGCCCCGGTGCCCGAGCCAACCAGCGCCCCGGTGCCCGAGCCGACGAGGGTCGACCGCGCGATTGCCTGCCTGACCGAGCACGGCAGCGTGGCGACCGGCCAGCTGCGCATTGCGATGGGGCTCAGCAAGACCCAGTCGCCCGTGAACTTTCTCTCGTATCCGCTGCGCGATGGCCGCATCAAGCGCGAGGGCGAATACTGGATGCTGGGCCCGGGTAAGGCGGCGCCAGAGGCGAAACCGGACGCGCTCGAAACCGGCGCGGAGTTGGGCCGGTTCAAGCCTGATCTGCCGATGCCGACGTTCGTGCCAGTAGCGGCGCCAGCCCCGCAGGCGCGCGCGGACAGCACGCCGTCGCGCTGCCGGTTTGCGCGCTGGTCCGATGGGCAGATCGAGATCAAGAAGCAGGGCCTGCCGTCGGTCGAGCTGTCGCGCGAGGAGTTCGATGAGCTGGTTCGCTTCGCAGCGGGTGGCGCATGAACTCCATCACCCTCACCCTGCCCTATCCGCTGTCCGTAAACCGCTACTGGATGCCGGTGAAGATGGCCAAGCATCTGGCCGTACTGCCGACCAAGGAGGGCAAGAAGTACCGCGCCGAGGCCGTTGCATGCTGTCGAGCCCAGGGCGTGACGGCGCCGATCACTGGCCGCGTGCACATCGACGTGAAGCTGTACCCGGCGCGCCCGCAGGACTGGCAGAAGCGCCAGCGCGAGCACGGCGCCGCGTGGGACGACAACGTGCGCTGCATCGACATCGACAACGCCAACAAGGTGCTGCTCGACTCGCTCAAGGACGTGGTGATCGAGGACGACAGGTGGGTGCGCCGCCTGACCGCCGAGCGCATGGAACCGGACGGCGAGGCGCGCGTGGTGGTGACCGTGACCGCACTGACGACCGAGCAGCCGCAAGCTGCGCTGATCTGAGGAGATGACCATGGACAACCTCGTCTTCCCCTGCCTCGCCTGCCTGATCGTCGGCGTCCTGGGTGGCTTCGCGCTTGGGTTCCGGTTGGCAGCGATGGTGCTTACGGAGCTCAACCGATGAGTGCCCGCCCGACACCTACCTACCGCGACCCGCTCGAGCAGATGCTCAAGGCCGAGGAGCTGACGTGCAAGGGCTGCCAGTACCGAGAGCCGGCGAGCAACGGGATGAAGGCCTACTGCTCGAACCCGAAGCAGCGAAATCCGCTGGCGGTGAAGCGCTGCGAGCATTACGAGGAGGTCGATTGAGCGAGCGAAAAGACATCGACGAGCGCCTGTGCAATTGGGCGCGCTGGAACATGGCCAACGCCGGGCGCGGCGCCGACTGCATGACCGGCGCGATCTGCGAAGGCATGCGCAAGGCGGCGCTTGGCAACGTGTGGGCCGGCCACGAGGTGCGCGACCCGATCGACGATGCCGACGCCGTCCGGATCGAGGTCGGTCTACGCAAGGTCCCTTTCCGGGAGAGGCTACTGCTGACCTGGCACTACATCGAAAAGGCCCCGCCGGGCGTCATCGCTCGCAAGCTGTCGTTCAGGCCCCGGGAGTTCGACGAGCTGTTGCTGGCGGCGCAGGAAGCGATCGAGGATGTTGTTGACAGCGGGAATCGATAGGCGTACATTCCGCTCAACAACTTAATTCCGTCGACAGACGAGGCCGGGTTCCCAGTGGGAGCCCGCGGCGTCTCCGGAAGAACCAGAAGCCCTGCGATCAGCGATGACGCGGGGCTTTTTTTTCGCCCCAACAAACCCGATCAGATTGCTCTGGCCGGGTTTTTTGCTTTCAGGCGCAGCCTAGGCTAGCTCCCGAACGCCGACTCGTCATCGGCCCGGCTGCGCTCCCGATTCGCAGACGAACCTTTGACGGGAGGTGTTATGGCTGAAATTCGTTTAGCGCGAGGGCAGGTTTCGATTGTCGATGACGGGCTTGTTGCAAAACTCTCGCCTTACCAGTGGTACCTCAGCAACAAGGGCTACGTTGTTGCTAGGGCGGGTGGCAGGAAACTAATTTTGATGCACCGCGTGATCGCCGCTCCTGGCGAACAGCAAGTTGTTGATCACAGGAATGGGGATAAGTTGGATAACCGCCTGAGCAACTTGCGCGCGTGTAGTCGTGCAGAAAACGCGCGCAATAGGAAAATGCACGAAAACAACCGGTGCGGAACCAAAGGCGTCTACGCTGACATCACGAAAAAAGTGACACGCTACCGCGCACAAATTCGAGTCGATGGAAAGAAGATTTCGCTTGGCTCATTTCCAAGCCTGATAGACGCCGAACACGCCTACAAGGTGGCTTCTGCCAAGTACCACGGAAACTTTGGTCGAGCCTGACCATAACACCAGCGTCTCCCCGCCCCGCTGATCGATCGGGGCATTTCGGCCCAGCCTAACCCGCTGGGCCATTTTTTTGGACCATCCATGGCATACGACCAAGACCAAGCAGCCCGGTTCTGTGCCGCCGTGGCCGAAGGCGACAAGAGCATCCGGGCGATCTGCAAGCAGAAGGGCATGCCGAGCAAGACCACGGTGTTCCGCTGGCTCGCCGAGCGGCCCGAGTTCGCGAAGATGTACGAGATCGCGAAGGACGAGGCAATCGACACCCACGTCGATGAGGCGGTCGAGATCGCGGACAGCTGCAGGAACGACGCCGACTCGATCCGCAAGGCCAGGCTGCGCATCCATGCGCGCATCGAGACAGCGCAGCTGCTGCGCCCGAAGAAGTATGGCGCCCGGGTGCAGTTGACCGGTGAAGGTGGCGGGCCGATCGTGCACAAGAACGTGACGCAGATGACCGACGACGAGCTGCTGGCGATCGCGAACCGACCGAAGGACGGCAATGTTCCTGACGCCTGAACAGGCCGCCGGCGTGCTGCTCGAGCGCCGCAACGCGCGCCGCGACTTGGTTGCCTTTGCCTCGCGCGTGCCAGTCCCGGGATCACCAACCGACGACGCCGACGACGCAGCGGCGATCCCGTTGATCGAGAGCCAGCAGGCCGTGCACCACCAGCTGATCCTGCGCGAAATGCAGGCCTGTATGACCAAGCCACACGGCCGGCTGATGATCATGGCGCCGCCGGGCTCGGCCAAGAGCACCTACGCCACGGTGGTGGCGCCGACGTGGTTCCTTGGCCTGGAGCGCAACCGGCGCGTGATACTGGCCAGCTACGGTTCGGACCTCGCCAGTCGTCACGGGCGCCGCACGCGCCAGCTGCTGCGCTCACCCGAGGCCGAGAGCATCCTGCAATGCGGCCTGCATCCCGAGTCGCGCTCGGCCAACGAGTTCGCGCTGACCAATGGCAGCGAGTACATCGCCGGCGGCATCATGGCCGGCATGACCGGCAACCGCGCGCACGGCATCGTGCTGGATGACCCAATCAAGGGCCGTGAGCAGGCCGACTCCGAGACCGTACGCAACAAGACCTTCGCCGCTTACGAGGACGACCTGCTCACGCGCCTGATCCCGGGCGGCTGGGTCGTGATCATCAACACCCGCTGGCACGAGGACGACGTGTGCGGGCGCATCCTGCCGGCCGACTGGGCCGGTCAGTCCGGCGATATCGAGTGCCGCGACGGCAACGTGTGGCGCGTGCTTTGCCTGCAGGCGGACTGCCAGACCAACACCGACCCGCTGGGCCGCAAAGTGGGCGAAATGCTGTGGCCGGAGTGGTTCGACAAGAAGCACTGGGACCAGTTCAGGCTGAACCGTCGCACCTGGTCGAGCCTGTACCAGCAGCGCCCGGCGCCCGACGACGGGATCCTGTTCCGGCGCGACGACATGGGCACCTACGAGAAGATGCCGGGCAACCTGCGCATCATTGGCGGCTCCGACTATGCGGTCACGCCGGACGGCGGCGACTGGACCGAGCACGGGATCGTGGGCATTGCCGAAGACGGCACCTGGTACTTGCTCGACTGGTGGCGCGGCCAGGTCGGCCCTGAAGAATGGATCGAGCGCAAGATCGACATGATGATCCGCTGGTCACCGCTGGCATGGTTTGGCGAGGCTGGACCGATCCGCCGCGCTACCGAGGGCCGACTGCGCGCCCGCATGATCGACCGGCAGGCGAAATGCCGTATCGAATGGCTGCCGTCCATCCAGGACAAGGCCACGCGCGCGCAAGCGACGATCGCGCAGGCTGGGATGGGCCGTCTGCTGTGGCCCAAAGCCGCGTGGGTGGCCGAGCTGCAGCGCCAGTGCCTGGTGTTCCCCGCCGGCTCACCCGACGACGGCGTCGACACACTGTCGATCATTGGCCGCGGCGCCGACACTCTGGGCAAAGCACTGAAACCAACGCCACCGAAACCACGACCACATGCCGCCCCCGGCGGCTGGATGGGATAAGCACACACCATGGCCGACAACAAAGACGACGACCTGCATGCCGAGGGCTTGGAGCTCTACGACATTGCGATCGAGCGCGAGAGCGAGAACCGCCAGAACTACGCCGACGACGTGCGCTTCGCGCGCCTTGGCGAGCAGTGGCCGGAAGCGGTACGGCGCCAGCGCGAGCTCGACGGCCGCCCATGCCTGACCATCAACCGCCAGCCCGCGTTCATCCGCCAGGTCACCAACGACGCGCGCCAGAACAAGCCCTCGATCAAGTTCCACGCGGTGGGTGACGGTGCCGACGAGTGGACCGCCAAGGTGCAGGACGGCTTGGTGCGCAACATCGAGACCAGCAGCAACGCCGACGTGGCCTACGACACGGCGCTCGACAACGCGGTGACGGGCGGTTTCGGCTACTTCCGCATCGCCACCGACTACGCGGCCGACGACGCCTTCGACCAGGACATCAAGATCGAGCGCATCGCCAACTCGCTGTCCGTGGTCCCGGATCCGTACTGCATGGACGCCGATTCGGCCGACTGGAACGACGCGTGGGTCACCGACACCTACTCGATCGATGCCTTCAAGAAGAAGTGGCCGAAGGCCGAAGTGTCGAGCTTCGAAGGAGACCGCAAGGACGTCGCGCCGGGCTGGATGCAGGACGACGATATCCTGGTTGCCGAATGGTGGCGCCGGCGCGAGGTGGCGGCGACCCTGCTGCAACTGTCGAACGGCGAGGTCATGTTTGACGAGCAGTACCAGACCGCCAAGCATCTGCTTGACGTGCAGGGCGTGAAGATCGCCGACAAGCGACCCACGCGCACGATGAAGGTCACGCAGCACATCATGAACGGCTGCGAAATCATCGAGACCAACGAATGGGCCGGCAAGTACATCCCCATCGTGCCGGTGTACGGCGACGAGGTGATCATCGACGGCAAGCGCCACCTCAAGTCCCTGATCCGCGACGCAAAGGACGCGCAGCGCATGCTGAATTACTGGCGCACCGCGAGCACCGAGTTGGTCGCGCTGGCGCCGAAAGCGCCGTGGGTGGGCCCGGTGGGCGCGTTCGCGAGCGATCCGAATTGGGCGACCGCGAACACCGTCAACCACCAGTATCTCGAGTTTGACGTGGTCGATGGCCAGGCGCCACCCCAGCGCCAACCCTTCGCGGGCCCGCCGGCTGGCGCGCTGCAGGAGGCGATGAACGCCAGCGACGACATGAAGTCGATCATGGGCCTGTTCGATGCGTCGCTCGGCGCCCAGTCGAACGAGACCAGCGGCCGCGCGATCCTGGCACGCCAGCGCGAAGGTGACGTCAGCACGTTCAACTTCACCGACAACTTGTCGCGCGCGATCCGGCACGGCGGGCGCATCCTGGCCGACCTGATCCCCAAGGTGTATAGCACCCAGCGCATCATTCGGGTGATCGGCGAGGATGGCGGCACCCAGAACGTGCCGATCAACCAGCAAACCGCCCCCATGCCCGACCACGCCAAAGAACTGGGCGAGCAGGCGCAGGGCATCGCGCATATCTACGATCTGACCAGCGGCAAGTACGATGTCACCTGCGAGAGCGGCCCGAGCTACACCACCAAGCGCGAGGAAGCCGCGGCGCAGATGACCGAATTCATGCGCGCGGTACCGAGCGCCGGCCAGGTCATGGGCGACCTGCTGGCCAAGAACCTCGACTGGCCGGGCGCGGACGAAATCGCCGACCGCCTCAAGCTGCTGCTGCCGCCCCAGGCGCAGGGCCAGAACCCGCAGCTGCAGCAGGCTCAGCAGCAAATGCAGGGCATGCAGCAGGCTATCGGGCACCTGCAGCAGCAGCTGGCCGACACCGCCAAGGACAAGGAAATCGAGGTGGCCAAAGTCAAGATCGACGCCTTCAACGCCGAGACCAACCGGCTGAAAGTGGTCGGCGCCGGCATGGGTCCGGAGCAGGTGCAGGCGCTGGTGATGCAGACGCTGCAGCAGGTTCTGGCCGCGCCGGACATCACCGGCCAGCAGCCGGGCGCCGCACCGCAGCAGCCACCGGCGCCGCCGCCAATGACGCCACCAGGCCCGCCGCCCGGACTCGAACAGCCTCACCCAACCGAACCGCCGCAAGGCGGTTTTTTTACGCCCGAAGCCGGGCCTCAACCGGAGTAATGCATGGAAGATGAACTGGAACAACCAGTGGAAACGCTGGATTCCGACGCCGCAGCCGCAACTGCCGCCGAGGAAACGGAGCAGCGGTTGCATGACGACCAAACCGACGCGGACTCGCAAGAGCACACCGAAGAGGATGAGGAAGTCGAGATCGGCGATAAAAAGTTCGCCCTGCCCAAGAGTGCAGCCGAGAAGCTGAAGGCCGAGCGCCTGATGCAGGCCGACTACACCCGCAAGACGCAGGAAGTAGCGGAAGAGCGCAAGGCCGTCGCGGCCGAGCGCGAGCAGGCTAAGCAGTCCGCCGAGCAGCAACAGCAGTACCTGCAGGAAGTCGCCGAAGTGGTCGCGATCGACAAGCAGCTGGCCGAGTACGCGAAAGTGGATTGGCAAGCCTTCAGCGATCGAGACCCGGTCGGCGCACAGAAGTTGCATTTCCAGTACCAAGCGCTGCAAACCGAGCGCAACCAGGCAGTACAGAACGTCACGCAAAAACAGCAGCAGCATGCACTGGCCGAGCAGCAAACCCTTGCCAAGCAAGTCCAGGAAGCGGATGCGTACTTCAAGCGTGAAATTCCCGGCTGGTCCGACGAGCGCAGTACGCGCTTGCAGAAGTTCGCCATCGAGCAAGGCATCCCCGCCGGCACGCTGGCGATGGCTGTCGTGAAGAACCCCGCCCTGGTGAAGGTTCTCCACAAGGCCGAACTGTACGACCAACTGGAAAAGAAGCAAGGCGCCAAGCCAAAGACCCCGCCGGCACCTCCTGCCCCGGTCACCCGCGTCAGCGCCTCGCGCGCTACCGCGGCAAAGGACCCGGACAAGATGCCGATGGATGACTGGCTCAAGTGGCGCGAAGGCCAACGCAAGAAACGCTAACCCCAACCCGCTTCGGCGGGTTTTCATTTCTGGAGAGCTGCATGCCAAATACCATCCTCACCCCCACCGCAGTGACCCGCGAAGCCCTCGCGGTGCTGCACCAGAAGCTGAACTTCATCGGCTCGATCAACCGCCAGTACGACAGCTCGTTCGCCAAGGACGGCGCAAAGATCGGCGACAGCCTGAAAATCCGCCTGCCGAACGAGTACGTCGTCCGCAACGGCATCACCATGGTCGCCCAGGACACCATCGAGCAGAGCACGACCCTGCAGGTGGCCAACGTCAAAGGCGTCGACCTGAACTTCACGTCGCAGGAGCTGACGCTGTCGTTGCAGGACTTCAGCGACCGCATCATCGAGCCGGCCATGTCGGTGCTCGCCGCGAACATCGAGGCTGATGCGCTGTCGATGGGCCTGGACGTGTACCAGATCGTCAACAACCTCGGCAGCGTGCTTGCGCTGAAGCCGGCGCTGCAGGCGCGCAAGGCGCTAACCGACGCGCTGGCGCCGGGCGCGAAGCGCAACCTGCTGTTGAACACCCAGGACAATCTCGACTTCGTCGACGCGGTCAAGGGTCTGTTCCAGGCGTCGGACACGATCGCCAAGCAGTACCGCGAAGGCAAGGTCGGCTCCACGGCTGGCTTCGGCGACGTGTACGAGAACACGCTGCTCGGCTCGCAGCTGACCGGGACTGCGGCATCGGTCACCACCTACACCGTCAATGGTGCGGTAACGACCAACGCTTCGAATTCCGTTGTGGTGGCGGCCGGCGCGACGACCTTCAAAAAAGGCGACGTGTTCACCTCTGCCGGCACCAACCGCGTGCACCCGGAAACCAAGGCGGACACCGGCGTTGCCCAGCAGTTCGTCGTTACCGCCGATTATGCCGGCGGCGCCGGCACGCTGCAGTTCTCGCCGGCCATCTACACCTCGACCGGACGGCAGAACGTGACCTCCGGTGGTCTGCTGAATGGCGCCGCCATTACCAAGGTGGGCGGCGCGTCCGCGATCTACCGCCCCTCGCTGGCCTACCACGAGAACGCGTTCACCTTCGCCACCGCCGACCTGGTGCAGCCCAAGGGCGTGGACTTCGCCGCGCGCGAGGTGATGGACGGGATCTCGATGTCGATGGTGCGCCAGTTCCAGATCAGCGACCGCTCGTTCCCGTGCCGTATCGACGTGCTGTACGGCTTCAAGACCATCCGCCCGCAGCTGGCTTGCCGCATCCTGAGCAACTAAACCCATCGGTGCGACCGAGCCCCGCCAGCAGCAACGGCGGGGCTTTTTCATTGGAGAGCGACATGCAGGAATACCCGAAAGCGCTGTACCGCAAGAGTGAATGCGCCCGCGTCAACGACGCCGCCGAAGAAGAAGCGCAGCGCGCCGAAGGCTTCACCGACTGGCATACCGACCACAAAGCCATGCAGGGCGACGAAGGCGCGGACGATGCGGCGCCGACCCGCGACGACCTCAAGGCCAAGGCCAAGGAGCTCGGCATCGAGCACCCGGCCAACATCAGTACCGGCAAGCTGGCCGACCTGGTAGCTGCCGCCAAGGCGTAACGATGCCGTTCTCCAACTACACGGAGCTGAAGGCAGCGCTCGGCGGGGCGGACGGCTGGCTGCACCGCTCGAACCTGACCGCTCAGATTCCCGACTTCATCGCCCTGGCCGAGTCGCGCATCAACCGTCTGGCGCGCGTGCGCACGATGGAGATCGAGGCGCCGCTGGTGATGACGGTGAATTCGCGCGTGATCGCGCTGCCGGCCGGTTTCAGCGTGCCGCTTGCGGTGTGGCTGGAGAGCGTACAGCCGCGCCAACAGCTCACGGCCGTGGTCCCGGAAAGCCTGTCGGTGACGACTGCCCCGGGTATGCCGCACTTCTGGGCCATCGACGGCGACAACCTCGCGTTCGAGCGGCCAGCCGACAGTGCCTACCCGGTCACGCTGCGCTACAGCGGCAACTTCACGCTGTCCGACGCCGCCCCGACGAACGCGGTGCTGACGAACTACCCGGACCTGTACCTGCATGGCGCCCAACTCGCAGCGGCGCTGTACACCCGCAACCCCGATCAGGCCACGCTCTGCAAGCAGCTGTTTGACGAGGCCGTCCGGGAAATGAACCAGAACGAAAGCCGCGTGCGCGCCGCTGCGCCGCTTCGCACCGAGCTTGCCCACATGGTCGGCTGCCGCAGCTCCGGCATCTACAGGGGATATTGACATGCCACTCGAACCCTCCGTCACCTACCTCAACGACTTGAACCCGGCGTGGCCGACCGGCGCCGACCCGAAGAGCGAGGGCGACGACCACACACGACGGATCAAGTCCGCGCTGAAAGCCTCATTCCCGAACATCGGCGGCGTGATGCCGGTTGCGCACGACCAGGTCGCGTCGAAAAACGATATCGCGCAGGCGCAGTTCCAGACCGTGCTCCCAGCACAGCCCGGCGGCACGATCACCTACCAGCTTGTGACCGTCGGCGGCTCCGCGAACTGGCAGCCGAAAACCGCGATCTTCGACGACAGCACGAAGCTCGCGCAGGCCCACGCAACCGCCCTCTCTTTCTAAGGACCACCATGCCAAAGACCTTCACCGCGCCGTTCGCGCAATCGCCCAAGACCGCAACCGCCGTCGTCACGGCTGCCGTCGGCAACCTCGGCACCGACGCGCCTACCGGCACCGTTCTGCTGATGACGGCAGGTACTGAGGGCGCGATCATGACGCGGCTGTGGGCCATTCCCCGCGCAACCGTGACGCCAAGCAGCCTGTTGCTGTTCATCAGCTCTGATGCGGGCGTCACTCAGCGGCTGAAAGATTCCGAGTCGATGGCTTCGCAGACCGTGAGTACGACTGCTGCCATTGCCGAGACCACGTTCCCCAACTACTCCGAATCGCGCCCGCTGCGCCTTGGGGCGGGTGATCGCCTGTACGTTGGCACGCAGGTCGCGCAGGCGACGGGCATCCTCTTCAGCGCCGAATACACGGACTTCTGATGAGCTACACCTATGGAACCAAGGGCGCGCCAGCCGTTGGCGGCGGGGTGCCTGGCCTGCCGCGCCGCCCCGACCTGCGCGGTGAAATCGCCTTCTGCACCCCCGGCACGTATCAGTGGATCGTGCCTGATGGCGTGACTTCGATCTGCTGCGTCACGTCCGCCGGGGGTGGCGGCGGCTGGGCCGGCGATTCAGGCTTCGCGTTGTCTTCTGGCGCTGGCGGAGCTACTGCATGGAAAAACAACATTCCAGTCACGCCGGGACAGCAAATTCAGATCGTCGCCGGCGATGGCGGCAGGGCTGGTAATGGAGCAACAACCGCCGGTGCCGGGGGAGTCAGCTACATACAGGATGCCGCCACCTGTGCAGCGGGCGGCGGCACGGCCGGTTCCAGCAGTACGACACCCGCCGCCGGTGGGCAGGTGTTGGCTGGCGATGGCGGCGGTAACGGCGGTAACGGCGTTTACTTATCGGTCGCCTCTGGCATCGCCGCTAGTGCCGGCGCTGCAGGGGGTTATAGCGGCAATGGCGGGAATGGGGTTGGGAGTTCCGGCGGGGTCGCCACGGCGGGCAATCCCGGCACAGGCGGAGCCCCCGGCTCAGGTTCGGCGCAGGGAACCTCGCGTCTCGCTGCCGGTAGCGGCGGCATCGGCATATTTGGCGAAGGTGCATCCGGCAACGGCGGAGCTGGTGGTGGTGTTATTGGCGGTCAAGGCGGCTCCGGCGGGCAGGATGGCTCTACTCCAACAGCAAACCAGACCGCCCTAGGTCAAGGCGGCAATTTCGCTGCTGGTGGTGCTGCCACATCGAACGGCACGTCCAGCGGCAACGCCATGCCTGGCATTTGCGGCTTCGCCCGCATTCTCTGGGGTGCCGGTCGCGCATTCCCTTCTACTGATGTTGGACCAAGCTAAGGAGCAGCATGAACAACGCAATTTACTACGACTACAGCAACCTGTGCAAAGTGTACCTGACGACCGGCATTGCGACGCGCGAGCCGCTACCCGATTTTCTCTGCGGGTTCCCGCCAGCGGATCTCGCTGACCTCACGTCGTTCGACCTGTCGCTGGGTATCCACGACCTCGCATGGTGGCCCGCCGAAGACGGATCGATCCCGCTGGGCGAGTACCAGAGCTACGACCTCGGATCGGAAACGCTTACGTCCGACATGGGCCGCAAGGTAGTCGTCGTGGTGCATCCGGTCGTGGACTGGACCCCGGAGCAAATCCACGCCGACATCGTGCCGAAGATCGTCAGCGCCATCTTCCAGTCGAACCGCGACACGGACGCCTTCTACAACACCTACATTGGCCGCCGAAGCTGGGAGCAGGCAGTCGCAGACAAGGCGCGCGCATTCGCTGCTGGCGGCTACACAGGCGACGTGCCGGCTGCCGTCTCCGCGATGATGACCGAGAACGGTCAGACCGCGCAGCAAGCCGCTGACGCGATCATCGCCCTGTTCGACGACCAGAGCGGCGTGATGGGGCAGGTTTTCGCCAAGCGCGACAAGTGCCAAGTCGCGATGCGGGCCGCCACGGTGAACGCCGAACTGAATCCGGCTGTGGCCGAGTGGACGGCGTTCCTCAACGGTCTGTGCGCGCAGCTCAGCATCAACCGGCGGTATGACTACTAAAGTCACGGTTGCGGACGCCGGCTCTGTCGGCGTCATCAAGGACCTGCCAGCGCATACCCTGCCGCCGGCCGCGTGGAGCGACGCGAGCAATATCCGCTTCCTCGACGGCTCGGCGCTTCAGTTCTTCGGCCATGGCGAAGTGTATGGTGCGCCGCTGGAAGTGCCGCAGTACCTGCTGCAGATGAACGTGGCCGGCGTGCGCTACTGGCTGTATGCGACGGCGAGCAAGCAGGTGGCGGTGACCAACGCGAGCGGGTCGTCGGTGCACACGGACATCACGCACGCGACGCCGCGCGCCGGGACGGTCAACTCGTGGAGTGGCTTCGTCTTCGGCGGCGTGCCGGTGCTGAACGCTGGCGACGGCAAGCCGCCGATGTACTGGGACCAGAACCTGACGCACAAGTTTGCCGACTTGGCGGCGTGGCCGGCCAACACGTCATGCAAGGTGCTGCGCCAGTACAAGAACATGATGATCGCGCTGGGCGTCACGAAGACCGGCACGCCCTACCCGTTCATGGTCAAGTGGTCGAATCTGGCCGTGGCCGGTTCCCTGCCCTCGACGTGGAACGAAGCCGACGCGACGCAGGACGCGGGCGAGTTCGATCTCGCGGAGGGGCAAGATCCCATCGTGGACGGCCTCGGGCTGAAAGATAGCCTGATCGTCTACAAGGAATCCGCGACGTACGCCATCGACTACATCGGCGGCGCATTCATCCTCAAACCGCGCAAGGTTTCTGGCATGAGCGGCCTGCTGAACATTAACTGCGCGGTGGAGTTCGAGGCGGGGTTCGGTGCCATGCACTTCGCGGTGACCGGGTCCGACATCGTGGCCCACGACGGCTTCTCGGCGCAGTCGGTGCTCGACAAGAAGGCGCGGCGCTTCTTCTTTCAGAACCTCGACACCGCGAACAAGGGGCTCGCGTTCTGCTGCAAGAACCCGTTCCTGAATGAGATTTTCGTGTGCTACCCGAGCATCGGCGCGACGTGGTGCGACACGGCGCTGGTCTACAACTACGTCGACGGTACCGTGTCGTTCCGCTCTCTGCCGAACGTCACGCACGCGGCTTACGGGCCGGTCGATAACTCGCTGTCGGGTGCATGGTCGCAGGACGCGGCGCCGTGGGATTCGGACCTGACCGCGTGGAACGGGCCGGATTTCACGCCCGACCGCGCGCGCGTGATGATGGGCAGCGCCGACAACAAGCTGTATCTGCTGGACGCCTCGGCCTCGTTCAACGGCGCGCTGCCGCAAGCGTACTTGGAAAGGACCGGGCTGACCTTCGACGCGCCGGAGCGGATCAAGCTGCTCTCGGGCGTGCTGCCGCGCATCACCGGCAACGACGGCGGGACGGTGCTGGTGCGCATCGGCGGGGCCGAGCATCCGGGCGATGCGCCGACTTGGTCGGACCCGATCACCTACACCATCGGCCAGACGCTGCGCTGCGACGGCTTCGCGTCGAGCCGCTACCTGGGCATCCGCTTCGAGACTGGCACCGCGTTTAGCTGGCGGCTGGACAGCTTCGATCTGTTCGTCGACGACGCGGGAGAGTTCTGATGCGAACCACCAACAGCAACACGTTCGGCTACCAGCCCGGCGACCCGCCGAGCGATCCGGCGCAGCTGCAGCGCTTCTTGCGCGAGGAGTTCATCAAGATCAAGGCTGCGCTCGACGCCGTGGCCGATGGCTTCGACCCGGTCACGAACGCACCGCCGGACAAGCCGCGGCAAGGCATGCGCCGCTACGCAGACGGCACGCAATGGAACCCGGGCAGCGGCGCCGGACTTTATCGATACGACGGAACAACATGGAGATTTCTCGGATGATCGAGATCGACCTGAACATCAAGCACTTCTTCTCGGGACGTGAGTACGCCAAGAAGATGACCCTACCGGCTGGCCACTACGCCGAATCGCACGAGCACCAGTTCGACCACCTGAGCATTCTGGCGTCCGGCAGGGTGACGGTCACGGTCGATGGCGTGGCCACCGACTACACCGGCCCCGACTGCATCACGATCCGCGCCGGTCAGATGCACCGGATTGATGCGCGCAGCGACTCGGTCTGGTTCTGCGTCCATGCGACCGACGAGACCGATCCGGACAAGGTCGATTCAGTGCTCATCGAGGAGGCATGATGCAAAACTTCCTGAAGATCGCAGAAAACCTGAACGTCTTGCCGCTGCAGATGGCTCTGATTCGTCAGCCCGGACTGTTCGGGCGACGCAGTGCGCGCAAGGACGGCTACGCAGACTCGCCGCATCTGGCGATGTCCGATATCTGGGTGCGCTACAACCATCCGGACAACCTCGCCAAGGGAATGGAAGTCTTCAACGCCGAGCACGATTCGGTCTGGTATCCGGAGGCCGCCTACATCCCCGAGGTGCGCCAGATCGTCATGCATTTGATGGCCCTGGTCGGTGGTGAGCGCCTCGGCGGGGTCCTCATCACCAAGGTTCCGCCAGGCGGCAAGATCGCCCCGCACATCGACCGCGGCTGGCACGCCGAGTATTACGACAAGTACTACGTCCCGATCCAGAACGACGACGGCGCGGTGTTCGGCTTCGAGGATGGCGTGATTGCTCCTCGACTGGGCGAAGCCTACTGGTTCTACAACGGCAACCCTCACTGGGTTGAAAACAATTCATCGCGAGATCGCATTGCGATGATCGTCTGCATTCGCACTCATAGGGGGGCTTAACTATGCCATGGGCAGTCGCAGCAGCAGGGGTCGGGGCGGTTGGCGCCTACGAATCTTCGAAGAACAACAAGGAGGCGGCCCAGATCGCCTCGCAACAGCATATTGACCCGCGCATCGATAATATTCTGTTCGGCGGCAGCAATGGCAACGGGCCGCAGACAGGCCTGCTGAGCCAGTACCAGTCGATGCTGACCCAGCCGCAGGCGATGCAGGGCTACCAGCAGGCCGGCGCCGACTACCTGAACCAGTACGGCAAGTCCGACATGGGCGCGATTCATGACGCCGCCGGAAATCTGATCAAGGGGAATCAGGCGCCGACGACCTCGCCTTCCGCCTGGGCGGTCGGCAACCAGGTGCAGGCGCCGTCGCAGAACGGCATGGACCTGTCGGGCTCGTACAACAGCTTGATCAACGACGCCCCCGGCGCGAGCCCGTTCCTGACCGGTGCGATCCAGAAGGGTATCGACCAGTCGAGCAACGCGTTCACCCAGATGCAGCAGGGCGCGACGGACAACCTGATGAAAAACGTCCTGCCGAGCATCCGCAGCAATTCGGTGCTGGCCGGGCAGTACGGCGGCAGCCGTCAGGGCGTCGCGGAGGGTAACGCGATCGGCGACTTCGCCAAGGCCCAGCAGCAGGCAGCAAGCCAGTTCGGCCAGAACAACACGGACGCGGCCGTCGCGGCGCAGGCGGGCCAGTACAACAACGACCGTAACTTGCAGCTGGCGGCCACGCAGGGTCTCGGCGCGCAGCAGTACGGGGTGGCGCAGCAGGACGCGAATACGAAGAACCAGGCCGAGTTTATGAACGTGGGCAACGTCCAGCAGTCGAACCTCGCCAACCAGGGCGCGCAGCTCGCAACGAACGCCCAGAACACCGGTTCGGCGCTCGGCGGCGCCGGCTTGCTCGGCGGCCTGACGTCGGGTGCCGTCGGCGCGGTCAACAGTGACCTTCCGCGCGCACAGGCGGTGAACGGCCTGCTGACGCCATATCTAGGGGTGAACAACTCTTCCTCGCAACCGGTGTATCAGAACACAGCGGGGAACGTGCTGGGCGGCGCAATGGCGGGCCTAGGACTGTATAACGGGCTGACGGGCGGCAAGTCGGGCGGCGGGACGAACTGGGGAGGGATCTTCGACCTGTTCTCCAAAGACTACATGAACTACTAGGGGCTGACATGGCAGGATTACTCGATATGTTCGGCGGCGGCGACCCGCAACAGCAGGGGCTGCTCGCGGCGGCGGCGCAGATGCTGCAGGCGTCCGGGCCTTCGCTGATGCCGCATTCCTTCGGCCAGGTGGCGGGAGCTGGTCTACAGGGCTACCAGCAGGCGCAGCAGCAGGCGCAGGAGCAGGCCATGAATGCGCTCAGGCTCAAGGCGTTGCAGGGAGAACTGTCCGACAAGGCCAAGGCGCGCACGGATGCGCTGGCGGCGCAGCAATGGATGGTCGACTACAACAAACCCGACGCCACCGCGCCGGCGCGTGCGGTTCTTGGTGGCGACCTCGCCCCGACCGTGGCCAACGCGGATAAGTTGACCGCCGCGTGGGGCGGCCCGACGCCGCCGGCAGCCGGCTCGCAGGGCGCCGACCCGTACGGCCAGAAGCTGGCGTTGGCGCGCGCCATGCGCATGAGCGGCAATCCGGTGCTGATGGGCAGGGCCGACGAGATCGAAAAGCAGGCGCACGAATGGCGGCCCAAGTACAGCACCGAATTCCGCCCCGGCATGGGCGCGGATGGCCAACTGCACAATTACGTGCTGGCCGATGATGGTACGCAGAAGGACACGGGGCTCGGCGTCAAGCCTGAAATGACCGAGGTGGATCTCGGCGGCACCAAGCAGTTCGTCGACAAGAACCGCGTCACCAACGGGCAGACGTTCGACAAGACGATGACGTTTGCAGACCGCAGCGCAGCGGCGCGGCTAGCCTTCGACAAGAACCAGGCTGAGACCAATCAGGATGCGCCGATGGATCCGCTGGCGGTGCATTTCACGGCGCAGCAGGCGCTGGCCGGCGACACCAGCGCGTTCCAGAACTTCGGGCGCGGCGCGCAGGGTGCGCAGAACCTCAAGTCGGTGCGTGAGGAAATGACACGCATGGCGCTGGCGCAGGGCATGAGCGGGTCCGATCTGGCCGCCAAGGTGGCCGAGTTCGGCGGCCTGAAGGCGGGCCAGCGCACCGCCGCCACCCGCAGCGCGAACATCGAGATCGCGGCGCAGGAGGTTGATTCGCTGGCACCGTTGGCGCTGGAAGCCTCGGCCAAGGTGGCGCGCAGCGGCTTCCTGCCGTTCGGCAAAGTGCAAGTAATGTTCGATACGAACACCAACGACCCCGACCTACGCCGGCTCGCCATGTCCAACACGGCGCTGGTCAACGCCTACGGCCAGGTGATGGCGCGCGGCGGCACCGGGACCGTGTCGGATAAGGATCATGCGCGCGAACTGCTGGCCACCGCGTTTGACCAGCCATCGTATGCGGCGGCGGTAGCGCAGTTGCAAAAAGAAACGCGCGCGGCGCAAGCGGCCCCGAAGGCGGTGCAGAAGAGCCTGTCGGACAGTGTGACCGGGCGCGGCGAAACAGTGCCGAATCCGGTGGCGGCGCCGGCGAGCCAGTTCTCGGTGACGGCGCCGAACGGCAAGACCTATACATTCGGTGACGCGAAGTCGCTGGCCAACTTCAAGCTCTCGGCGGGGATCCAGTAAATGCCTATCGACTACGACCAACTGGCCGGCAAGTTTGGCGGCGCGGCGGGAGACGCTGCGCCTGCCGACAAATACGATGCGCTGGCGGCCAAGTACGGCGCCGCCCAGAAACCAGCGCCCAAGCCGTTCGGCCAGCAGCTGAACGACGCGATCAGCGACGTGCCGCGCCAGCTCGGCATGTTCGCGCGCTACGGGCTAGAGGGCATTGGCGGTACGCTCGACTTCCTCTCATCACCGATCCGCGGTACGCTGAACGCAGCAGGCATGGACATCCATCCCGGCAGCGGCCGGGTGCTGGCGGATGCCATCGGGCTGCCGCAGCCGCAGACCGCTGGCGAGCGCGTGGTCGGCGATGCAGCGCGCACTGTGGCCGGCGCCGCCCTGCCGCTCGGACTCGGGAAGAGCGCTGCGGCTGCCGGCGACGCCTTCCTCGCCTCGCGCGCCCAACAAGCGGCAGCAGGAGCTGCGTCCTCCGACCGTCTCGCATCGGCCGCTGATCGTGCCGCTCGCGGGGCAAGTGGCGTAGGAAATTTGCTTTCCGCGAATGCTGGATCGCAGCTTACCTCAGCCGGCGCGTCCGGCCTCGCCGGCGGCTACACGCGCGAGACCGGCGGCAACGATGCTTCCCAGTTGGCCGCGTCGCTGGCGGCCGGTGTGGCCGCTCCGCTGGCCATGAACGGCATCCAGAGCGGCGTCAGCGCGGCCGCGCGCCGTCTTTCGCCGTCCGCCCCGGCGCCGCAGCAGATCGATATCACGATCAACAACGCCCTGCAGCAATCCGGGCTCAAGCTGGGCGACCTGCCGGCACAGGTGGCGCAGGGCATCCGCGACGACGTGGCCAAGGCGTTTCGCACCAGCGACCAGGTCTCGCCCGACGCCGTGCGCCGGCTGGCCGACTACCGCCTGACTGGGCTCACGCCGACCGCCGCCGGCCTGACGCTGGACCCGGCAGTCGTCAGCCAGCAGAAGAACTTGGCCAAGCTAGGCATCAACAGCAAGGATCAGGTGGCGCAGCAACTCGGCCAGGCGCAGAACGCCAACAACCGCGCGCTGACGCAGGGGCTGAACAACCTCGGCGCCGACACGACCGACGATGCGATTTCCGGCGCCGGTACGGTGATGGGCGCACTTTCGCAGCGCAATGCCCGCGCGCAGGACATCATCAACGGCCTGTACAGCCAAGCGCGTGACTCGTCGGGCCGCAGCGCCCTACTCGACCACTACGACTTCACCAACCGCGCGGGCGACCTGCTGCACGACGCCAACGTTGAGAGCTTCCTGACGCCCGACATCCGCAACAAGCTGAACAGCTTCGCCACCGGCCAGACGCCGCTGACGGTCGACATCGCCGAGCAGTTCAAGACCGGCATCGGCAAGATCCAGCGCAATAGCAGCGACGGCAACGTGCGCACGGCGCTCGGGCTGGTACGTCAGGCGCTGGACGACACGCCGTTGATCAACCAGGGCGCAGCGCCTGCGGCAGTGAACGCCGGCAACCAGTTGGTGGCTGCCGGCGGCGCCCTGACGGCGGGCGCGCAGCCACAGAGTCTTGGTCAGGATGCGATCGACGCGTTCAACAAGGCTCGGGGCATGAACCGCAGTTGGATGAACATTGTCGAGCGCACGCCGGCGCTGCAGGCGGTACGCGATGGCGTCGAGCCGGACAAGTTCGTCCAGCAGTTCATCGTCGGCACCGGGAAGGATGCCAGCGTCATGGGCGTGGCGCAGTTGAAGAACTCGATCAAGTCCAGCCCGGAAGCGATGGATGCCGTGCGCGGCCAGATCACGTCATACCTGAAACAGCGCGCGCTGAACGGCGCCGCCGACGAGGTGGGTAATTTCAGCCAGTCGGCCTACAACAAGGCGCTGGCGTCGATCGGCGACCGCAAGCTGGCCCTGTTCTTTTCGCCCGACGACATCAACCAGATGAAGGCCATCGGGCGCGTGGCCAGCTACGAGCAATTCCAGCCCGCCGGCAGCGCGGTGAACAACTCGAACACCGCCGGCAGTGCTGGCGCGATGCTGCTGGACCGCGTCGCAAACAGCGCGCTTCTGTCGAAACTGCCGGTGCTGGGGGCGGCGATCCAGCCGGCCGCGCAGAACATTTCGATTGGACTGCGGGCGAACCGGGCGCTGAATGTGCCGATGAATCTTGCGGGACAGGCGCCGGTCATGCAGATGCCGCAGCGCGGGATGCTGCTGTCGCCAGCGGCGTTCATGGGTACGGAAAGCGATGAGGACCGGCAGCGCCGGCTACTTGCGACGGGACGCTAACCAGGCGTTGATGATGTAGGCGAGCATTGCGCCCAATTGGATCGGATCGTAGTGCACGGTTCCTCCCTTGTTTTTCCCCATTATAAGCCGCCTCGAGCGGCTTTTCTTTGCCCTGAAAGGACTTTATGCGCGCGCCATCCCCGCCATCCGGCCCGAGCCTGACCGACATCGTAGACGCTGCCGTCAAGGCGTCCCCGCCCGCCGCGGTCGTTCTGTGGAACAGGATCGCGGAAATCCCGGCAGAAAAATGGCTCACCTACGCCCTCATCGGGTACACGCTGCTGCAGGCCCTCGTCCTTCTGCGCAAAGAGTTCTTCAAGCGTCGGGGGCGCAAGTGAAACCTGACGACTTCCTCGACCAGATCCTGCCGGCCGCGCGCGCCTGCCAGCGCCAGACCGGCATCCCGGCCAGCTTCACGCTGGCGCAGGCGGCGCTCGAATCCGCCTGGGGCGCGTCGCTGCTCGCCAAGCGCGGCTGCAACCTGTTCGGCGTGAAGGCTGACCGCGCATGGACCGGCCCGACGATCAGCATGGACACCGGTGAGGTCATCAACGGCAAGCGGGTGATGGTGCCGGCCGCGTGGCGCTGCTACCCCGACTGGCTGGCCTGCCTGCTCGACCGCGCCGCCTTCTTCAAGGCGAATTCGCACTACGCCAAGTGTTTCGACTGCCTGACCGGCGAAGGATGGGCGCGCGCCGTGCAAGCCGCCGGCTACGCGACCGATCCGGACTATGCCGACAAGATCATCGGCGTGATTCGTGGCCGCAACCTCACCCGCTTTGACCAACCCAAGGAGCAACCATGAAGAAAACCCTCATCATCGCGTGCGCCATGCTGCTCACCGGCTGCGCCAGCTTCCAGCAGGCCCTGGGGGGCTACGAGTCGGCCGCCGCCATGTCGCTCGACGCCAGCAACGACAACGTGGTCAAGGTGTGGCGCTACCAGGCCTGCTCGACGCCGATCTCGGCCGTTATCCGCAATCCGGACATCGTGCCGGCGATCAAGGCGCTGTGCATGCCGTCCGGCGCGGCCAGCCCGATCACGCTGCTCGACGCGGCGCAGACGAAATGAGCGGCTTCCTCTCCCCCTGCGTGCTTGAGATAGCGGACGATCAGGACGACGGCCAGTGGATCCTGCGCGCGCCGCTGATCTACCAGTCCGACGTGGCGCGGCAGACGTTCACGGTGCCGGCCGGCTTCCAGACCGATCTGGCCAGCGTGCCGCGGATCCCGCTGATCTACGACCTGGTCGGCGACACTTCGCGCAAGGCTGCCGTCGTACACGATTGGCTTTACGGTGCCGGGCTGGTGCCGCGCGACGTCGCTGACGCGGTGCTGCGCGAGGCCAGCCAGGTTACCGGCGTTCCCGGCTGGCGCAGATGGCTCATGTATCTTGGGGTGCGCATCGGCGGGGCCTCACACTACACTGCCGCACCGGCAGCCGCCGCGTAAAACCCCTGGCCGACTAGTTCAGCGGCCAGAACCATACCTCCCGCGCCGACCAGTAGCAGGCGCCCAAACACCTCAGATCGTTATGGTTGGCCGGCTCGACCAGGTCGATATGCCCCTGGGTGTCGGTCGCGCTATTCAGTCCGAAAAATGACACGATGCCGCGACGCATCCCGATCTTCATGCTCGCTTCGTAGCCGCTGGCGTAGACCTCCGGCTTGCCAATGTGGTGCATCAGGAACTCGGACAGCCGCCGCTGGCTCTGCTCGACCCGCCTCCCCTTCCATTTCCCCGCCTTGATCGTCATGTGCCCCGGAAACGGCTGAATCCCGGCGCCCAGCAGGGCGATGCTGACCCGCACGGCGCAGGTATTCTGCATGTACATGTTCTCAGCGTACTCCGGATGGCCGATGCTCGAGTACAGTGCTGCAGCATCCATCCCGGATTTCTTCGGGTAGTTGGCGGCCAGGACCGCGTAGATAGGCGTAGTCATTGGCAGCACCCATCAGGTGGGCAGGGCCACTTGTCCTGCCAGATTTCGACTACCAGCTGCGCAGCGTTGCGCTTGAGCTGGTTCTGCGGCAGGGCGCGCAGCCCGGCTAGTATCCGGGTCTGCAGGTCGACCGGGCGCTGCTTCGGCAGCGGTTTGCCGTTCGGGCCGGCGTAACACCAATCCTTGTGCTCGGTGGCGTCGTGCACGCCCTGTATGTAGTCCTCGGCGGCGGCCGCCTCAGTCGGGCGGCCGAGCCTTTGCAGGAGCTGAGCGCCGGTCAACCAGGGCGCGGCAGCCGGGATCGGCTTGACGGGCAAATGCTCATCGTCGGCGTAGGCGGCTGAGGCCAGCGCCAGAGCAAGAAAGCAGGAAACGTGTCGCATGGGTATCCTTTCTCTGGAATACCCATGATGTGCGAGCTGTAGAGCGTGCTACTGCGGGCGCGCAAGAGTGCGTTTGAGGCAATGCCGGGAAGCGAGCTCAGCGGATAAGGGTGATCGAATTGCCGTCCTGATAATGACAGCTTTTTGCCAGCCTACCTCTCGAAACCCGCATGGATGCCCATTTACGGAGGGTTCGATTCCCTCCGCCTCCACCACCATACAATCTGTAGTGATCCAAGCAAGTCCAAAAACCCGCCTTCGAGCGGGTTTTTTGCTGTGTGACCGGCGCTCGGTCAGAAGACAGGCTTTTGACCTTTCTCAACACCGTAACTATAATTCAGTTACAGTATAGAGATTCAGCGAGTCTAACCCCATGTCCAAACACAGCAAGGCGTT